TCTAACATCGAATCAGTTTTCATAAGTGGACCCAACAATTGCCAGAAATCTTTAAAATTGCTTGGAACAATTTGGTTTATTAAAATTCCCATATTTCCACATAATTTAATAAGAGCATCAGCAGTTGATGATGCTGCCGATTTTTCACTTGTTGGTAAGGATTCTATTTTATTTGCGACATCTCCTTTGATTGCCAACATTTCACTAAATAAAATATGGGCTTTATCTGAAATATAGAAATACCCGATTACATCTGAAAAAGCAGTTTTAAATCCTGGAAAAACAATTAATACTACCAATACAATTCCAAAAATAAGAGTCCAAGGTAAAAAAGTAAATAATGCAGCAACCCCGATATTTTGAGAGGCACTCCCTCCACACTTTGTTACAATTGCCGAAACATTTAATCCAAATTGTGTTAATAAAATAATCAATGCATAAATGGCTAAACCTTTTGAAGATTGTGGTGTTTCAAGTGTATCATACTTAACCTCTGGTTTTGAATAAAAATAAAATATGGTTGTTAAAATGAAGACAATTAAATTAATATATCCATTCATATAATTTATTTCATTATTTTATTTCATTGATATTACATAAACCAATGAGTGTGATTTATAATAAATAAATACTCGTATTTATTATGAATTTTGAAGAGAATCCATCTTTGGTTGAACCAGGTGTTAAATATTTTTTAAATCAGACATTAAAACAATGCGGAGTAATAAAAAATAATGTATACAATTATCTTTTCAATATTTCATTATTTATTTTATTTTTATTAATTTTAGGAGGTTTATTACTTTATAAATACAAGGGAAAATTAACTCCTGCACAAATATATGAAAAAAATAAACAAAAGCAACAGTATATTTTATCAAAAATAAAAAATTATGAAACCACTAAAAAGATACAACGAGAAGAATTGATTACAGGCTTGCCTAGTTGGCAAAATGAGTTCATGTAATAGTGACAAAAATATAATACTAATTTATTATAATGAATAAAGAAGAAGAAGAAGGAGAAGGAGGAGAACTAGAACAAAAATATATACACGAAGAAAAACTAAATTAAGCGGTGAATAAATATTATGCATTAAAAATGAAATATGAATCAGAAATCAAATCTTTGAAGAAAAAAATTAACAGTGGGTTAAATTCTAATAGAGAGAAGCGTAATGCATTTGTTAGACTGAAAATAAAATGTATTAATTGTCGTCGTCCGGTGAAGAGTATTTTTCAAACTATATATAATGAAAAAACAGGTTCAAGAAGTTTAATCGCGAAATGCGGAGATGTTGTCTCTCCGTGTGGTTTAAATATCAATATTAATTTAGGATATTGTGAAATGCTGACGGATTCCATACCCTTATATGAAAATATGCTTTCAAAAATAAAAAACGACATTATCAAAGAAAAAAATAATACTTTGTTTGGGTACACTACAAATGAACAAGCCATTTCTAATTTTAACAAAATGAAGGATGATGTTACTGAATTTACCGAAACATTAGAGACATATTATTATTTGTTTTTAAACACGAAACCGAATAAGGAATACATTGCTAATTTGCAATATATAGTATATAAATTCATAACTGCTATAAAAAAACAAGTGGAAGCAAACAACCCTGAAAATGCTGTTGAAATTTATTTGACGGATTTAAGTCCAATATTGAGTAAATTAATGAAATCAAAATATCATATGAATGTTGTTGAATTTGATGAAAAAACAGAGGTATATACGCTTATTCAACGACCATCAACACCACGCGATTTTGAACAATTGTATGGAGACCCTAAAATTATTAGTTATGATACAGATTTACTTGATGATGACCAAGGAGATGAGGGTGATGAGGACGATGAGGGTAAAGTTAAAAAGGCGAAAAAACTAAATGCTAAAAAGAAACGTGCATCGGAAAAAGAAAAAGAAAATGTCCCGAAAGCACCGAAAGCACCAAAAAAAACAAAAGAATCAAAAGCACCAAAAAAAACAAATGCACCGAAAGAATCAAAAGCAGCAAAAACTAAAAACCAAAAAATTGTGTTGAGTGAACCAATTAATTGGGGATCTTCGGATGAAGATGATGATGATGATGAGAATGATCAACTAGAACGAGCACAACAAGAACGAGAAATAGATCAAGAGCATTAATCAGGAACCCTCTTGTAATCACTATATATTAAGGACTTGAAAATTTACGGTATTGTTTTATTTATCAAACATTTATTTTAGAGAGAAAACGAGGACTTGGTATAAACATCATCGTGTATTTTATTGTCGACGTAGATAGTATAAATGTTGACAAAATATATTTCAGTTCCTGTTTTTTTATTAAGTTTGGTAATAGGACTTTTTTTCGTTTATATTTTAGGTCCTGACATAAAAACAGTGGTGGTGTATCCAACTCCTGAAAATATAGACAAGATTCTATTTAAAGACAAGGGCGACAATTGTTATTCTTTCACAAAAACAGAAATAGATTGTCCTGCTGATGAAAGCCTTATTTCAAGCATTCCAATTCAAATCTAACAGACTTGATTTTCTTTTTCTTTTTCTTTCTTTTCTCTCTATCTCTCTCTTTTCTCTAATGAAAATAGGAAACAATAGTATATCTGTATTATATGAATCAAGTTAAACTGGAAAAATACATTCATACCCGAACAGGAAGAATCATTCTATCCATAGTTTTAGGTTTAGGAGTAGCATCTTTATTTAGAAGTGTATGTAAAGGAAAAAACTGTATATTGTTTCATGCAGCCCCGATAGAAGAGATACACGATAAAATTCATAAATATGACAATAAATGTTATAAATATGTTTCAAATGTGACAAAATGTGATAAAGACAAAAAAATAGTAGATTTTGCGTAAATATTATAATCAATCAATCTTTATAATATTTATGAGTACGAATATTTATGATTTGCCAACAAATCCTGCCGCGGGTAATGGAAATATCAATCTAATCACGAGTGAAGCACCGATAACTGATAGTCAAATTACTTTAGACCAAAGCACTATTAATCAAATAGTAAGTGGTCTTCAACAAGCAAGTGCAACCGGTTCAACACAGTTACAGTCGCGTGATATTTCTCAAAATACAGAAGGCATTACAACTGACGCGCAAATACAACAAAATTATATTCCGCCTACATCTCAACCTCAACAAGATTATATTCAAGATTCTTATGCACAACAACAATATCAACACCAACCACAAACAGATAAATTAGATGATTTGTATAATGAAATTCAAACCCCATTGTTTTTATCAATTTTATATTTTTTATTTCAATTGCCTGTTGTAAAAAAACAACTTTTTACATATATGCCGATTTTATTTTCAAAAGATGGAAATATGAACATTCACGGATTTATAGCAACCAGTATTTTGTTTGGATTTTCTTTTTATAGTGTAAATAAATCAATAAAGGCAATAAATCGATTTTAGAATAGAGAGAGAGAGAGTTTGATGAAAAAAAAGACGGATTTAACGCCTTCTGACAAAAGCGGAAAGCATATGTCTTTTACCGAAATTCAAGGGTTTTGTTTTAATTACTTGTCAAATTTACTTTAAAAACGGAGCATCTATACTATCAAACCATTCAGTAATTTCTGCTTTATATTCAAATCCAAATGCGTAACCTAAATTTTTACATAGATAAGATACATCATTTATTTGGTCCAATTTCAAATGGAAATATTCGCCGTGTCCGTAAGTATCTTCAAGATAATTATTACAATATTCCGCAATTTCACCCAAGTATGACGCATCCACTTTGTTGCTGGATTCGCAGAACTGAGCAAAGTTTCTTATTGAGTTAAGGAGAAATAACTCAAATATTATCACCTCTTGTCTGTCATCTTCATCAGCAATCGTATACTTATTACCTTTAATTGTTGCGGAGATTTCGTCATAGTGTAAATGAATCCAATCCAGCACGAGTTCATCAATCATATTTTTTAATTGTGGACTCATTTGGAATGTCATTGTCTTTTGTCTTTGAGAATTGTTGATCGCTTTACTGGTGCTAATTTGTTATTGGAGAAAAAGCATTTCAATTTTTATTAATAAATTGGTTGTATTATTTTCATTTTATTAATTCTGTATTTTATTAGAATGTTTATTATTGAAGAATATATTGATAAATTAATATTAAATTTGCCTCCACCTCCGATAATTCCTACACAAATAGACTTGGTTATGGATGGAGGGGCTTTCAATGGAAGTTATTTAATTGGTTGTCTTTATTTTTTGAAACGAATGGAAAAATTAAAATATATTGTTATTCATAGAATTTCGGGTTGCAGCATCAGTTCCTTTTTAGGATTGTTGTATTTGATTGATTCATTGAATAATGTAGAATCGACAAATTATTATGAAAATGTATATACACATTTTATAAAACATAAAAACTTAAATTTGTTATTTTCAATCAGTAACAATTTACCTGAAACAATTGATGTTTCTTTATTATCAAAAAGGTTATATATTACATACAATAACATACATGATATGAAACGGGTTGTTATTAATAAATTTAAAAACAAGCAACATCTATGTGAATGCATCATTCGTTCATCATTTGTTCCATATCTTATAAATGGTGAATTATTACATAAAAATAAATATATTGATGGATTAATGCCGTTTTTATTTCAGGCTAAAAAAAATAGGAAAATATTATATTTAAAACTTATTAATTATGAAAAAATATATGACATGATAAATGTAACAAATGAAAATACAAATTATGGACGAATATTATCTGGATTATTAGACATTCATATTTTTTATATTAAAAAATCGTCTACTAATATTTGTTCGTATGTAAATGAATGGAATATTTTATGCAAATTAACCTATTTTATAAAAATGTGTTTTGTAAAATGTATTGTATATGTTATTTTTATCGTTAAAACATTTCATGATTTTTTCCCGTTACGACTTTCAAAAATAATTACACAAGAATTATTATACGCTTTATTAAGTTAAAAATTGATTTACTTTATCACCTTTAGATCAATAATAACTAAATAACTCATAACTCATAACTCAAGATTCAACAACCCGATACCAATGACACACTCTGATAACATATGCTTAATTTGTTTGGAATGTAAAAATGACGAGGGTGAAAAATGTTATAAAATGTCATATATTTTCAACTATATAAAACAATGCAGGTGTGATTGTATAGTTCATTCAAGTTGCTTGCATCAGTGGCACACACTTGAAAATAATAAATGTATTATTTGCAAAGGAATAGTTTTTATAAAAAATAGTAATTACAATCAGATTGTTTCACCTGATGTATACACATTTCAAGAAAATATGATATGGTTTATTAAATTTATAATATTACTTATGTTATGTTATGCTTCGGCAAATATTTCTTATAATTTTAAGTAGATTCGTATATTCGTATATTCGTATATTCGTAGATTAAACTAACTAAAAGGAGCTACGCTCCTTCATGATGATTTTCGCTTCATTTAATAAAGTTCCCAATATTTTTTTACGGTTTTATTTTTTTTGCGATGATAACGAGTGAATCGTTTTTTCGTTTTTTTAATAGAGTTCATATGTTTTTTCGTTTTTGAGTGTGATTGTGCTTGCCCTTGTGTTTGTATTTGTGTTGAATCATTCTTTTTATTTATACGTGCATATGCATCTGCAGGATTGTATTTTAAAAACCATTCATCATATTCTGGCGTGCCTTTTTTGTTTTTCAATTCTATGATTTTTTTCGCCTTCATAGATTTCATTTCTTCTACGCTTTCTTGATGTCCATAACAAACAATACTAAATCGTTTCAACAATCCTTTTTGACTTAAACGATTTTTTTGCTGAACATCAAACAAAAATTTTGACATGCATAAAATACGGTCATTGTCATAATATGGTTCTCCCGCATATAAAAATGCCAAATAAAAACTCAACATAGTGTCAATAGTTGCTATTTTTATTTTTTGAGATTGTTGAATCAATATATTATAACTATGACAACCAATTGGCTGATAAATAAATGCAACCGTATCCTTGCCCACTTTTATTTCATAATGTAAAGGAATAATTTCGCCAATATTAGGTCGTTTTATTATTTTCGCATTGTATATGCCTATATCTTTCAATCGTTCAACAGTTATTTCAGCAGTCATCAATGGGTCGTTTGAGAGAACATCAAAATCGGCAACTTTTTCAAACTTTTTTTTCAAATTCGCAGGCATATATTGAGAATACTGTGAAATGGCAAAACCTCCAAAAAAAACAACTCCTTGATTTATAAATGCATTTTTGACTGTCTCATAAATTTCATCTGCTTTATTCTCTGTGTTATCCTCCATTTTTCGTTGAAAATCAATTGTGCCACATTGTAAATCTGTCAAAGGATAATGTTTATTTAACAAAATCAATCGCTTCAGAACTTTTTCCCAACGACTCGTATCTCCTGCCGGTCTAGATAATTCTAAATACATGGACATTCTTAAAAAATTGGGGTCTGTATATAAAATTCCATTAACTCTGATTGCCTTTTTTTTAATAATATTGTATAATTTGGAAGGAATCAATGTAATGTCTGCAACTCCTTGAAAATTTACAAAAACTTTGAATGTGCCGTGATGTTGTCCTGCCTTTGCTTCAACCTCAGTATATCCCTTTTCAAAATATAAATCTGCTAATTCTTTCGCATCGTTCAACGCATTTGGAGAGAAAAAGTCGTAATCTGGCAAATCAATATCTTCATTGTATATTTTGTCTTGTTCTGGTAATAACGCATTAATAGAAATTCCGCCATAACAAACCAATGCCTTTTTTTTAATGAAATTTTCTACAATAGAAATCATTTCTTGTGTTTCTTCTGTTTTAATCATTCGTTTGGCTATTTTAGCTTCGGCTTCATCAACTTGCATACGCAATATAGCCAATTCACAATCACTAAAACTCATTGATTTATCACACACTTTGTCTTTCATAATATATGATGATATCTTTTTATTAAATACTAAAACTGAAATAATCACTAGAAATGTCTCGCGATTCATAAGACAATTCAGGACGCTGAGGCGTCGGGTCTGGCAATTCAACAGGAACATATCTTAATCTATCTGGTTTCAAAGCAAATGCAAACCCGACTTTATCAAAAAAGCCGATATTTTCTTCCAAATAATTATCTACATATTGGTATCTCATTGCAATCATTTGACAACCGCTTTCTCTCACAACGATCCCATTTGGATTCACTGGATTTATTTCATTGTCAGGCATTCCAATTGACAAATTTTGTTTGTTAAATTCTTGCAATTCAATAAAATCCGGCGCATATTTAACATCATAATAACGCAATGCTCTCATAAAAATAGAATTGCTCGTCATGTTTACATATTCCATAAATTGATTGTTTTCTAAAAACGTTTTATTTTCTCTGTCAACAATAAGAATAATATTGTTTTTACTTTTACTTGTCGTTGAATTTGATACAAATGTAAGCAATGGAACTGAACCAATATTTTTGCCGTGATTTTCATAACTATAATTTTCTCCAAGCATAAATCCAGAATATTGTTTAAACAAGTCCGCAAAATTGGCAATCATTTTTGAATTGTTACTTTTAATTCTTAAATGAATAATTAGAGGGTCTGTATAATTCGGTGCTGTGCTAGCTGAAAATGCATAATTCGTTAAAATATTCATTACTTCTGAAAACTCTACATAATTATATGTTTCTTTTACATAATTATTGTCTAAAATAGAAGTAGACA